TGGTTTAATTGTGGTTGTCTTAATAGATTCACGAATACCTAGCCACTCGGAATAGGTTTTATCGTAATTGATTACAGTAGCGTAGCCAGAATCCATCCAGTCACGCAGTACAGGAAGCCCGTTTAGATCGGCAAAGTTCGCAACGCCAGACATCGAAGTACCAATACGGCGGTTTCGTTGCATAATAGCATTTGTTTCCTCCCAATGCGTAGGCAGTAGAGTTACTGTCTTAGCGTAGAGATAAGCAAACTTAAGGGTTCGTTTGTAGTCCTCTAGAGAATCGTGGCGGTTCAGGTAGGTTTCTACGAGAGTGCACATTTCGAATGACTCAAGCGATTGCTCGGCACATGGGTTATAGCCCGCAGCACGCCAGTCTTTATTGTTAGGTTGGTCGGCTAGACGACCATACTTGCGTGTGGTGTCCATCCAGATAACCCCAGGCTCACCATTTAGAGCGATACCCTCTACGATTGGGTCAAAGTCAGTTCCGACAGATACCTCTACCGAGTTGTTAGACATCCAAGCCCAGCCTGGGTTCTCTGGGTCGTACGAGTTACGCTCTGGGAACACAGCAGGGTTCTTGAGATTCAAGAAGTCTTTGTCGTCAATTCGACCAAGCAAGAGTTCAGCCGAACGGCGAACATTACCCGATACCACGCAGACACCAATCATGTTACCGATGTCGGCGATGTCTTTACGAGTGAGAGATTCTCCAGCACGCTTACAAAACAGGTTTCTAATAAGAGTATGCAATTTAAATAGCGGTTCGTGACCCGCTGCTGTGCCGCCAAAGGTCGAGATAGGAGCTCCGAAGGGGCGAATCTGGTCGTAGTTGAACTCCCAAATTGGTTGTTCGGGCTTTAAAAAGGAATTGATTAGAGCCGAAGTAGATTCAGCCCAGCCTTCACGCGTGTCTGGGATCACGTATTCCTGGAAGCCCTGTGGTTCGTAGATAGTAAAACCTTTATCTGCGCCCTTGTCGTCAAAGCCAACGCCTACACCCAGCATCGACGCTTCCATAAGGAACGCAAATGGCTTGGCAGGGTTGTTCTTATTCATTTCATTAGTAGAAACAAATGCACAGTTCTGCAAAGCGGCGCTATTCTTTTGCTCATTTACAAGCGGAGTACCCATCACCCAGAGCCCGCGGCCAGGGGGAGTCCACTTCAGGTTAAACAGGCGGTCAAATGCTTCTTTAGCAGAGGCTTGAGCCTTAGCGTCATTCCAAGGGAGTCGAGCGTTCTTACAGTGGTCTTTTTGTAGCGAATACATGCCGTTGATAACACGCTCGCATACTTCTACCCAAGTTTCTTTAGTTCCGTCTTCTTTTTTACGGGAGTAGGTTCTCATAAAGGTAATCTCGCCCACCGAGTTTCCCGCAGCATCCGCGTATCCCCACGGTACTTTTTTACCTCGGTATCCGTCTACAAAGTCGGTGGTTAATTTAAATGATAATGGCATTAATAGCACATCCTATTCTTTTTTGGGGTTTTTGGCGGGGGTAGAAGATTTAGTATACCGGCTGAGCTGCGGCTCAGCGGCCTGTTCTGGAGGATAAATTTGCGACTATGCCGTTTCATATAAAAAACAGCACTCGTAGTAACTACGAGTCGTCTGGTTCTATGCGTTTAAACATTTGTTTTTGCTGTTCTTCGGACACTCCGCCGTTAGGAAGTTCGTTAAGGTTTTGGGCCCTTTCTCCGAACAAAGCAGACAGCACACCAGACGAGCCAGAGCGTTCGACAGTCATCCTAATCATTTCTTTAGAATCGTCTAGTTCCTTAATTGTCTTGAGCATTTTAAAGAAACGGTCCATCTCTTGACCCACGTTAGGATCGGGATATCCGCCGTTTAAGTCCTCTGTAAACTTAGCGAATGCCACCCGTTGCCCTTGCATTTCAAGGAAAGCGTTAATAAACGCCTTGTATTGTTCCTTGGTCTTTAGTTCGACAGGTAGATTAAACGCACAGGCGTTGTCGGGTTTGAACGCAGGACAGTTATCCTTAACAAAGCAAGTGTTGCACACTCGTAGGCTAGTGCTGTTTGACTTAATAATCGGCACATCACGCAGAACATCAACGCCGTTCTCGTCGGTTTCAATTGACCTAGTTAGTTCGACACCTAAGACTGGAAGTGTGCGAATTTCGTCAGGGTTTCGTGCCTGAAGTTTCCGCATGTTAGTACCACTCGTAGCAACATCAGAGGGGGGTGTTTCCGCATTTTCGGGGGGTAATGATTGCTCACTCATAGTTACTACGTCCGTTCGGTTATTCCATGCTTCTAACTGCTGATACGACCAGATAGCAAGTTTAGTTATCTCGGTAGCGTCATCAGCCAGAATCTTATCAAAGTCTAAGTTTGCTTGCTCGTAAACAGCCTTATACCGCGAGCGCGCTTGCTCTTTCATGCGTTTAGGGTAGCGAGTAAGGGTGTTTGCGTGCCACACGATAGTTTCGCCCCTCATCATAGGCGACAGCCAAGCAAGGGTAGACATGGTTTCAAATGGCGTATTACGCATTAAATCGGGTTTAGCGACCCCGAGAGCGTGGAATTTAGTTCCGTGCCTGTCCGCGAAGCGACGGATCTGGCTGATAAGTTCAGGCCGCGCCTCTAAGGTAGCACCCGGTATACAAACATTTAAGTAGCGGGTAGCAAGGCTTTCTAAATCGCCATCTACATACACCGCCGCAAACTTTTCCTCTGGAACTTCCGACCAGCAGCTCATCCGCTGCGCATCTACGAACCCTTCAGGTAGGTCTGGGCGCTGAATTTCGCTAAATAATGCTATTCTGTGCAGATTATCCGCAATAAATGACTCGTATTCGACACAAAAGTCCTCCAGTTCCTGCGCGCTGAGCTTGCTGGCCGCCGGGATGCCTGGGTATACATGTATCTCAACTCCGTCTAGAAAATAGTTTTCTAGCAGGTATTTTTTATTTTTAGGTAGCCCTCGGCGAATCAAACCCCAAACACTTACTGCAACATGGGTGGCCGACATATTCTCTAAGATGAGGCGATTGCTAGGCACATCTGCGCCCAGATAAACAATGTTCATTAGTTATCGATTCGTTTGTCGTCTAATAGCATTTCTACTTGGTGGTCTAGTTCACCGACCAAGTCGCCCCAACTCTTGCGCCCGCTTCTACCATCAGGTCTAAACTTAGCACTTAAATAAATAGGGTGCAGGAATAGTAGTGTTTTAATACCTTTTTCTAGCAAAGTTTTGGCTAGTTCTACGTCGGCCGTGATAACCAGGTGCACTGGGCCCGTAGACTGCTGGTGCTGTACCTTTAAAAAATCTTTATTTTCGTATTCTCCGACGGTTTTATTAGATATAAACCCATCTATGTCGTTCATACGGTGCTCTTTGCACCAGCGCGCCGCTTCCTCCTGGTCATCACACGCAACCATGACAATGCCATTGACATTGACAGACTTGTATAACATGATGCCTTCAAAGATCGGCACACGGTGTTCTGAGCGAAGTACGCCGTCCATAAATACGACAATTGCCACGATATAGTCCTTCTAATTAATTTTTACGCAGTGCGGCACGACGTATGAGCGTGTTAGCATCCGGTAGCTCAACACCATACGTCTTAGATAGCATTTCTTGGTCTTGCTCTTCCATTTCCTTTTTAAGGCTGCGAAGTGACTGAACAACGCCTGTTCTTTTACCTGATTGCCAGCGGTAATTATAGAAGTCGCCATAGCCCTCACCACTAGAACTGAACGCGTTGGCTCTTTCTGAGTGGATTCCCTCGTATAAAGTTACGCCTTGAGCCTGTGCTACCCGCATTTCTGAGCGTGCGTTGGCTTTTAGTGCGTCATTTGTGGCTTGTTCGTAGCGATTCTTAGCAGTTGTGTACCTAGTTAGGATGTCGATTGCATCCATGCGGTCACGCTCAACGGCTTTTTCCCACTCAGGCACTACTTCCTGACCAAATGGGCTTGGTGTAACAACCCAGTCGTCATTTGTCAAGGAGTACGCTGCATACGGCTTGATGTCGATAATATTTGAACTGACATTGACATAGAAAGTAAGCTCAAATGTACCCATAAATAGCTCAGTCTTTGACTGTAGGCTGTCTCTGAACCCCTCATTTATGGTTTCAGCAATTTCTTTATCGCTTAGTCCTCGGTATTGTGTATTTGATTCTCTGAACCGAGGGAAGTTAACACCCACCAAGCAGTCAAGGTCACCAGGCTCGCGCTGAGCGGCCCACTGATACGACACACCAGATCCGGCCAACCATGCCTCAGACCAGCCTTCAGCGCCCGTATAGAGGCTATTTAAGTGGTTTAATAGCAATTGTAGGATAGCGGATCTAATAGATGAATCTAACCTTCCGCTTTTGAACAGGCGCGGGTCTAATCCGGCCGACGGGCGGCTGAAATAGGAAGTTTCTGCTGGTTCTAACATTTAATCCTCGTCGTCTTCTAAAAAAATTCGTGGCCTGATTGGCTCACGTCGGGTAACTTTGGGCCCATCTCCGTTTAGCGGAGTTACAAACCCACACCCGGTGTGTGATTCTGCGAATCGATTGCCCATAAGCATTATGTAAGTGTCTTCAAGCCCATCAACCTGCAGTGCAGCGCCGCATGCGCATGACATTTCAACAAACATCGTGGACTCCTTATTCGGTGGAAGTTCTCCTAGATACAGCATCTCTCATTGAGGCACTGATCCGCTGGCTATCCGTCATCGAATTTTGCTCAAGCGCTTCTAGAACCAAAGTAGCCATGTCCTGCTGGTCAATGATTCTGGCAATCTCTAGGCACCCGATTCGAACATCTGACCGGCTTGGGCTCTCTGAAATGGCAAAGGGTGTGGCCAGGTCGCTGGTCACGCGCCAGTTACCGTCGGCCGACTTCATAAGGATAAAGGCGGTTTCGAAAGTTTCTACTGCCTCTTCGGGGGTGTTTTCGTGTTCCATTAGTCGTTGTACGCTCCTGTTGCTTCGTTGTGTTTTTTCATATTAAAGGATTTAACTGGGCAGAAGTCGCATAGATAAATCTTAGGGCCGCGTGCTTCTACCGGTAGGCCCGCAGCGCGGCGCTCTTGTTCGGTCTTTGGGGATAGCCACTTCTTCTCAGTCTTGTAGTCATAGCACTGACCAGCAGGACGATTGTGGAGGCTGAAACAGGTCATAGCGTCTTCGCTAAACTGACTCTTTGTTTCATAGAACTTAGTTCCAAACGAATCAAGGCCCGAACCAATCTTGCCGTGAATCTGCTCGATTACGGCTTCTTTCATCTTTGGGGCCATCCAAATACCCTTTGGCACGTTCCATAGAACTCCGTAGTGGGTGTCGCTGTGACGCTCTGCTGCTATGGTTAGCAGGGTATCGCCTGGGTCTTCGTCTGCACCTGGTAGCTCTTCGATGGTGCTGCAGGTACGGCAAACGAGTAAGCGGAAATGCGGTTCTTGTTCAGCAAGGTTGCTCATATAATGCTCCTAGTAAATAGGTGTTTAGCCTATCATAATTGTTTTAATTGTAATGTTAGCCGCGGCTACGGCGTGATCCACTGACGCTGCCGGCTACGTTCTCAGGGCGGTCACGGTACTCTGCACCGGCCTTGTCGCCCTTGTTGTAGCAGTCATTACATACCACGTCGCCGTTAGGCTGGTCGTTAATGTCTCCAGCAAGTTTAACGCTTTTATCACAATTAGGGGTTTGGCACGCTAGTTGGGTGATGCTTGAGGTGTGAGGGACAATTCCCGACTGCATGGAACGACCAATTTGTCTGCGCAATTTTTCTTTGTCTGCGCCAGCCGGGGCCGACTCAAAACGCTTCTGGGCTTGCTCAAGGTGGCCTACTTGACGGCCTTGTAGTTCGCGCATCTGTACCATGTCAGCGGCTTCTGTAACGCGTTTTGGTTTTGATGCAGCGGTGTCTGCCATGGTCTTTGCTACGGCTTCGCGTGTTGTAACGCGTGTCCAGCCAGCGGCTTTCATGTCGGCTTTAGCAGCGGCAGCGGCACTCATTTGCTTAGCTGGCTGTAGGTCCAACCCCAGATTAGGATCGACAGTCATTTCAGCGCGCTTTTTACCGGCCTTAATTACTTTTTCAGCGGCGGTCTTAGTCTGGGTTTCAACACGAAGCGGGCTCTTACGACGGTTGTCTTTAGTTCCGTCCGCTTTAGCCTTGTTAACTTCTACGCGGCTTAATTCTTGTCTACCTGGCTGTGGCATGATTACTTTCCTTTATTTGGTGCTTATTCAGTTTACTTCTCACGTGCCGCTTTTTCTGCGGCAAGTTTCTTTTTCATGTAGTTAACATATCTTTTGCTTGGTTTAGGGGCTCGCATTGCTGTTATTTCGTCTGAGTGTTCCTGAATAAATTGTCTAGCCGATGCAGAAGCCTCGGCGTTTCTTGTTCTATCTGCCCTAATTTTAGAAATTTCAGCCTTAGTATCAACTTCTTTTCCGGCCTCAGTAGACTTGGTTCCCTTGTAGTTGCCTGTAACAGAATCAACTTTTAGGTCTGCTAAAGTTGTTGGCTCTGGTTTCTCAAACCTCATTGTAATTGGATCAGGTTGTGCCCGTTTGTCCTTGCTATTAGGGTCTAGCTGAGGTTCTTGGGGCTCCACAATTACTTTCCTGGGTTGCGCTTGTCTGGTGCTTCGCTGTTTACAAAACCGTAGTTCCAGTACGGGTGTAGGCCCGAGCGATCTTGCTTAACTAGCTGGTCGCCCATTCCTGGTGCGACAGTAGTGTTAGGGCGTGCCTTGCGGTACTTACCGTCAGTTGCGCCTTCTAGTAGGCTTGCGTTCTCCGAACGCGACTTGTTTACTGCCATGATTATTTGTCCTTTTTCCCTTTCGGGCTCTTTGAAACGGGAACCTCGACGATAGGTTCTTTTTCCCCGCGCTCTACGGCACCAGAAACGTGGTAACGCAGGGCGTCAAGTGGGTGATTAAACGTACGCTTTGGGTCTTTAGCGCGGTCTGGGGCTGCCATAATTCTCCTTATGCCATCTTGTTGGCGACTCGTCGGGCTGCTTTTTCGCGCGAGCACGATGGGCAAATGTCCGAATTTAATACTTGAACTGGGTTCATGATGATTCCGCAGCCGTTACAGTTGGCTGACCCGTTGTAAATCGTCTTGTCCAGGCCGGCTGGGTATGGTGTAGGGTACGGCGTACCGTCGCCTGTTGGATCTACGTAATTTAACTGGACCATTTAAATATTTTACACCTGACCCAGCGTGTTGCGGCTAGTAGACTGCAACGGGTTTGGGATCTGCGAGTAATCCGTGCGCTCGTTAGAACGACCAGTTACCTTTACAATGTCGTCAATGCTGTACTCAAACGGGGTATAGCCATAACGATCCGGGAATAGCTCCACCTGTGGCAGCGGTGGTCGTACGTATTGCTGTATTTCTGCTGCGGTCATATTACCAATCTCCATTGATTGTGACAATAAACGCTCTTGGTTAGACGCAAAAGGACCGATGTATGCCTGGGGCGGGTATGCAGCTTGAGCTGGGACGCCTACTGGCTTGTCCCAGGCACGCATTCCATACTTACCGTTTGGGGTATTAGGCATTAATAAGTTCCGCCCGTTTTAAACTCTGATGAACGGCTAATTGCCGAGTTTTGTTCCGATGCTGTGTACTGTTCCGCATCTGAGGGCGGGGCTTTTGATTCCTTATCGTCTCCGCCGCCAAGCGCGCTGGAAAACATAGCGACGCGTGACGCAGTACCGATTGCAGATGCGGCTCCGCCACCTGCAGCTGCTCCGCCCGCGGCTGCTCCTCCTCCTGCGGCTGCGCCACGGAGTCCTACTGCTGCTGCACCTCGTGCTAGCAATCCTACTAATGCTGGGACTATTTACCTCCAGTTTGGTTTCATGTTGGCGAGCTGTGACTGACGAACTTTGTTCATCTCAAACGGCTCATTTGAACGCATGTTTGCCTTGCCGTCATTCACTAGGTGTGGGGCAGGGGCAAGCGCAAACACTGGTGCAAATCTTGGGGTTGGCACGCCCTTGCGTGCAGCTGACATTTGTCTGCGGATTCCGCGGTCAGCACTTAGTTCTGTTGGTAGGTAGTAATCGTTCTGATCAATTCGCTCACCACGGTGAACACCGCGCTGGTAACCACGCTGGGTTTGGCGAACCTTTAGGCCCTGCAATACCTGTTCAGATACGCTGTTAGGGCGACCACGGTCGTCACGGCGTGAACGAATTGTACCTAGATAACCGTTTGGGTACTCTGCGCTAGGCTCGCGGCCAACACCCATGCGCATGAAGTCCATCTCAGAACGCGCAACTGGAGTACCGCCACCACCGTAGTTAGTGTAGGTACCGTAAAGGCCACCTGCACCTAGGCTCTGGGTATTCTGATTTGGATTGGACATAAGTCCAGTGTAGTTAGTTATTTAAGATTATTTGCGGTAAACTCGCGTCCCATAAATACTGCCCAATCGTCAAGGATTGGGACTGACAGAAGGGTAAATTCGCCTGTGTCTTTATACCACGCGAAGCCGACGCCCTGCTGCCAGTTCTCCCAATACTTGACTGGTTTCTCATTAGGGGTGATGCCACCCTTTACACTTGGAACTGACCCATCTACTCTACACAGGCAACCAGGGCTGAACGCGGCGTTTCTAGCGGGGCCTGTGCTTGTATGATTCGTGTGGTATAGCATCTCAATACGGTGGATGTGCCCGTAAATTACGGATACGTGGTGGTTAGAATTGATGTACTTCATGGCTGTGCTACCTGCGGAATTAACGCGGTCGCCGTGGATGCAACGTAGGTTCTCGTTCAGCCAGAACTCGCCGGCCGGGTAACCACTGGCGTAGTCTACTTTTAATTCGTCCATGCGCAGTAGGTGCGGTAGGCTGTTAACCGGCCAATCACTTGAAGTAGTACCGGCCTGACGCATGTTTGCTACGGCCGGGGCGTTCTCTGACAAGTATTTATAAATACGGCAATCGTGGTTTCCCTCCAAAAATACGATTTGAGCATCCGGAGCGGTGGCTCGCTGGGCTGCTAGGTACTCGTACGCACGCTGGATTGCCAAGTTAGTCGAGTTCTGAAACGCGATCTCCTGGTGGTGGCGGCTCTGCGCCGGTAGGTCAAGGGTGTCGCCCAAGTTTACAATCGTGTCTACGCCAAACTCTTCGTTCGCGTACTTAACAATTTGTAGGGCGATATCAATTGCTGGCTCTGAGTGGAACTCAATTACCGAACCGTCTTCGTAAACGCGGTAACCAATCTGGGTGTCGGGTAGCAACGCTGCTAACTTCCAGCCGTTCTTACTTTTGCTAGGCTTGGTGGTAGATGGCTTGATTGTCATCTTCTCAGCCTGGCGAATTGGGAATGGTGCGTATGGATCTTCTTGCAGTAACGCCTTTAATTGGGCGGCTAAGCTATCGGACAAGTGCAGCTTCCTCTCATGTGCATTACAAACGACGTTCGTTTGAATGGTAGATCTGACTGGTACTTTTTAATTAGGTTTAGCGCCTCGGTTAGATTTAAATTGGGCCTGTGGCGCAACAGGCTAAACACCTCTTGAAATTCGGGCTCTTGGGTGACTACCCATACACCGACTACGCATCCTTGTAGTTCTGACCTTTTGACCAGGTCCTTTAGTTCGTCTAGTAGCACTATGGTCTCTCCTCATAGGGTGGCAAATGCCACTTAGTTATACTGTAACACGCATTATCGCGCTATGACACGATTATCCGGCAATAATTCTATCTTGTCAAGGCAACAAAAAACCCGCCATTTCTGGCGGGCTATTTGCTTAAAACTATTTAGTTATAGTTGGTCATTCCAGCTTCGAAGTTTGGCTTCGTGCGGTTAACTGCTGCAGTAAACAGGCGACCGTTGCCCTGTGTGGCACCGATCTGTGGGTCTACGTATGAAGGCATTTTGGTCTTGATGCCGTATGCGGCACCGCCAGTAGCCTTGACGTTGGCACGAGATGGTTTTGCCTGTACGTAAGGGTCAGTTCCACCCTTAGCGTTACCGGTCTTCTTCATCATCTTGCCTGTGGTTCCCTCAGCCGACGCGTTCTTAGCGTTAGCTGAGCTGGTTCCCATGGTAGGGAACTTGCTTTTTGGTTGGTCCATGATTACCTCTTTGGCCTAAAGGGTTAGTACTTCAACGATACAGCGTGTAAGCCCCGTTAGTCTTAGCTAACTGAATTTACTTTAAACACAATCGCGCTGATTGTGTCTCCGTTGCTTTCTACGGATGCGAAGCCTGGGATGCAAACTAGGCTAATTCCGCGAGGGGCTGTGTACCCGCTGGCAATGGCTATAGCCTTTACCGCCTGGTTTACTGCTCCCGCGCCTACAGCGCGTAGTTTACAGGTGCCATTCTCATAAATGGCGTGCGCAATAGCCGAGGCAACCGACTGTGGGTTACTTCCTGCTCCTACGCGTAGGAATTGCTCTTCTGGTGTTTCAGACATAATACCTCTATTTGTATACGGATCTCCCGATACTATTACTATAAAGGTAGTTAATACTTATTTACGCCTTAAATGGTGGGAATTCTTTTTCCCAGACTTCGTCCAGAACCATTAGCCCGATGATTGCGTAGTTAGCCATGTCGATAAAGCTGTCTCGGAGGCTCTCGTTTGCAGGGGCTACGTTGCTGTCGTACAGGTGGTTAATCCGGGCTAGCTTGTCGTGCATGCGGACTCGTAGCCCATTTAGTGGTCCGCCAGGGCTGTGGCTGATGTTCTTTGGCCCGTAATCTCGGTGCTTCTTAACTAGCAGTTCCTCGGCCTCTTTAAACCGTTCGGCGAGCGCGGCTTCAAAATCGGCATCAATTACTATTTGCTTTAGTCGTTCTGTTTCTAGCATTATTTTTTACCTCGTGGTTTCTTAGGGGTTGGGATTGTAGGGGTGGCTTCTGGAATCTCATTGCTGTGGCACGGGCACCCACAGGTGTGGTCGGTGAACTTGTGAGGGCAGGTGCTGTGGTAGTTGGTCATGCACCATCCTGAGTGGTTAGTCCCCATCCGGCGCGTCTCTTCCGATAATAATAAAGGCAATACCTACGGCGTCTAATATTAGATTAGTCAGGGTTAGCCCATTAATTACCATACCCCCTAGGCCAACGAACAGCACCCCGACACCAATGCACTTGATCATAAATCTAGTCATCGTAGTTGTAGTCCATATCGTGCAGGTCTAGCTGCATAGCGGAGCCGAGCAAAACAATTATTGTGACAACGGCTAGGAAAACAAGTACAAACAATACAGCGATAGCTATTAGTAGCATCTCAACCATCTTCTTATCTTTCTTTTTAGTCTGGTAAAGCGGGACTGTTTTGGTTCCTGGTACCCGTAGATCATGCTTCGCGGTACTTAGGGTCTTGAATGTTGTGGTAAATTTCGCGCTGGTGCGTAAGTGTTCCTTTACCTGACACTAGGTGTGCGAGGGAGTATGAGTCAGCGGCGTTGTCATCGTTAAACTCTACGCCCCAGTTCTTGTACACCTGGAGCAGTATCTGGTTCTTTTGTACACCGCTTCCCTTACCGGTGACATACTTTTTTAGTACTGTTGGGGGAATAATGTACGGGTATTTTCCGTTGTACTTATATAGTAGATCGTGCAGGGTTAGTTTTACAACTGCCCCCAGTTCTCCGGCCATGTTTGCCATCTGTGATCCGAAGGCGTAGCCTTCCATAGCTACCTTTACTTCGGAGGGTGTGGCGGCTACCGCTTCAATAATTGCCCACAGCTTTTCTTGGATATCCAGCAGTCGATCTACGCCAATGCCTTCGCCTTTAAATACTGTGGTGTGATATGCGTCTGAATCCATATCCATTAGGGTCACGCCAAAGCCCGAGTATGACTGGTCAATACCAATTGCTACGCGCTTTACTGTGGCGGGTAGTGGCTTGCCAAATACTTTTGGCCCCTTCTTAGCAGCCATTAGATGGTGAACTTCCTCGTTCTAGTCTTGAAGTTGTCGCCAGAAGTGCGGCGCGTCAGTTCTCGACTGCACACGGAACTGCTACGTTCACAGTTGTTTGCCATAGTCTCCAGCATCTTGCGGTAGGCGTACTTGTTCAGGTGGTCTTGCTTCAAGTTGCGGATCTTGTCGTCTGAGTCAACCATTGCCTTTAGCGCGGTCACTGTGGTCTTAGGGTTGTTCGCCTGTAGGCGAAGCATAGACATTGACTCTTCGTAGTCAACTTGGCGCTCTAGGTCCTTTTCGTCTACGATTGCGCACGACAGCTGGGTGTTAACAAAGTCGCTGTACGCGGAAAACCTAGTGTACAAAATCATTAAGTCTTCGTCGTTAATGTCTGTGATGTCGGCGGGCATGGATGGGCGGTCTAGCTCTACCTCACGGTCGACCAGTAGGCCCTGCTTGTCCATCTCGTCTAGCACGTACTTGCTGACGCTGTTGGTGATTAGTTCGGCTCTCATTCGTTAAACCCTTCGCATTGTTTGCACTTTAGCGCTCCACCGACATTGCAGTCAGGCGCTACATTCTTGGATAATGAGTCTACCACAAGTTGTGCGCCGTCAATGATCGGCTGAATTGCCCAATCGTCCTTGCGCACAAAAAACTCTTTTACTTCCTGCGTAGGCTTTGCCTCGTAGATAAGCACGGCTTCCTGTGGCACGTCTGTGCGACCAGATAGCTCTAGAATCTTCATGTACAACTGCACCTGGGCCACGTGTGACTCGAATGGCGACTTAAGTGCTCGCCATGTTTTATCAAAATCACCGTCATTAGCAAACCATGTGCTCTTGTCTAGCCACATAAATGTACCTGCGCCGACTGACTTAATCTCTAGCATCAGGTCATCGTCAAATCCCTTTAGCCAGCCGTCTGCGTGGCCTGTGACCATAAGTGGGGCGTGCTCTACCGGCACCTCTTTGTATCGCATAGAAAACTCGGTGCCGCAGGAATTGCAACCCTGTGGGCTGGTGCTCCACTCGCGAGTCTTGCACGACTTACACTCCCACACACCGTAAAGCTTGCCCATGTCTCGGAACCAGTTTTGCCACGTGTCGTGGATAGCGTGGCCCTGAGCAAAAATAAGCTCGCGCTTAAAGTTGCGGTCTTCTGCGGTTGGGTGATTTCCTTGTAGGTGGAAATAAGATGCACGATGGCACCAGTACTTACTCACCATGGCTGATGGGTGAAGCCCATCAAATGATCTGCTGTTGTCGATAGGCTGAGATAGAACGTGTCGCTCTACCTTACCGATCACTCGGCTAGTTGACTTCCCTGCGCTCACAAAGTTCTTTAGTGCGCCGGCTGGTATCTTTTTTAGTTTTTTATCTGGCATGTATTCCGTCCTTTAGTAAGAACGTAGCACATAATTTTACGGTTGTCTACTCGTCTTTTTTGCCAACTCTTCTAAGGTAGTTCCCTGCCTAATAGCCTTGCGTTTTAAGGCAGCGCGCTCGCGGTGGCTCATGCCGCCCCAGATGCCGTGGACTTCGTCTCGCTCATCTGCGCTCAATAGACACTGCATACGAACAGGGCATTCGCCCTTGCCGTCTTTACCAAAGCAAATGGACTTAGCTTTATCAGCGATAGGTTTGTACAAGTTCTTATCGCGAGGGGGAAACCAGATGTCTGGATCGTACTTAGATACCGGGGGCTTAGTACCTGGGACAGTCTCGGCGCATTTAGCGTCATCCATCCATGGAAAGTACTGGAATTGAAAGTCGTCGTCAGACAAGTGGCTCCAAAAATAGTCGGGCCTACTTCTCTCCGGTGTGCTCCTCTAAACAGTCTATCAAATATTCGCGAATAGTCAAGAAGTCATTTTCGTCCATGACCACGTAGTTTACGTTGTTTAGGCTAATCCCCAGGACTGGCGTACGGCTGTCAAGAAGGGCCTCGGTAGTGATCTTCTCTAAGACGTCAGACTTAAGGGTAAACGACTTCTTACCCGTCCACTTATGCTCAATCAACAGGTCCTGAGAGCGGACGTCGCCTTTGCGAAACCAAAACGCGCCGGAGGCAACATTACGCTGACCTCCGACTGCCTTAGCTAGTCTTTTCTCGTGCTTAAGGGATTGTTTTTGCCCCTCTGACTTAGCCAATATTTAACTCTTTCTTTACAAATAGCCAGAGGTCTTCTGCATCAGTTTCTGGTACATAATTGCGGTTTGTGATTCGGTCTGGCTTTGGTTTGCTTAATTGGCTTCTGTACAATGCCATGTAGCATCTTTTACACATCCCTTTAGAATAAAAAGGCCTATCGCAAGTGTTGCATACAGCTTGTACGTTCCTCTTTGCCCGTTGCATTATGCCAGCTTAAGTGTACCCATAACGTCGGTAGTTAACTGCTCCTGCAAATCTACCTCTTCGCGAATGGAATTAAGCAGCGCGTCTGCGCCCTGCCACTGTCGATCAGCGTACCGATAGTAAGCACCTGCACGAGTAACTAGCTTGTTAATGATGGCTAGGGATACAATCTCTTTAGCAAAGTCGTACTCGCCTTTGTCAATGCCCGAACCGTCGTCAAAGTAGAAGTCTACGAACGCTGACTGCCCCGGAGGGGATGACTTGTTCTTACGGGTTTGGAACTTAATAGTTTGGCCGACTTTTTTCTTGTCCTGGCCAGTACCGACCTCAATCCACTCATCGCGCTTTACGTCAATGCGTGTGAAGAAAAAGTAGTTCTTAGCTTCTCCGCCAGGGGTGGTGCGTGGGTCGCCGTACATTACGCCGATCTTCATACGGAACTGATTGATGATTAGACCGATAAATGGTCGGTCTTCGCCTAGCATGCTACGCTTACCAGCCTTCTCCATCTTACGGAAGAACTTGCCCATGAGCATAGCGCCACGACCGACAGTGAACTCGTCCATTTCTTTCTCGTCTTCCGCAGCAGGTACTAGAGCGGGTAGGGAGTCAATAACTACGCAGTCTACCTCTTTGGTTTCTACAAACTCTAGGACCGCACTCAAGGCAATCTCCATGACATTGCTAGTAAACACGTGGACACGACTGGCGTCTACGCCACACATCTCTGCGTACTCGGGCACCCATTCTTCTGCGGCGACCCAAATAGTAGTAAAGTCAGGGTTAAGTTTTTGATTGGCTGCAATAGTCTTTAGGGCTAGCGCAGTCTTACCGTTGCTTGCCTCGCCAATAATTTCATGCCACTGGTTCGTTGGCCAGCCTCCGCCCAAAATCATATCGAGTGATAGTGAGCCGGATGTAAACCGAGTCATAGGTACAATCTCAGAAGCTCTGACAATAGTGTTGTCGCCCAGTTTTTTATTTAACTTTGCCGCTAGGGCTTCTACTGCTTTAGACATTAGCCAATCCGATCAATGATAGTTCCGGGGTTGAAGTTATTGCTGGTGCTGATTTGTTTTGCAGCTTCGGTATTACCGTTAGATGGGATGTGCATTCCGGGCATGCCAGACCCTGACTGAGTAATTGGATATCCGCAGTCGTAGCAGCGTGCCTTAGCTTCAGGCATGCCAGGCATCTTGCCGTAGTTACCGCTAGAACAGTTTGGGCAGCGGTCGTACGACACAGCGCTAGCTGGAAGCCTGTGGCCCTCAGCAGTCGCCTGAGCGATTGGCGGCGGTGTCTGCGACGGATAGCTTGGGGGAGCTGCGTAGGGCTGTGCTGCCGGTCTCTGTGCAGGTGCTTGTTGATTTCCGAGCTTGTCAGCCCACCATGAGTTACTCATAGGATTCCTTCATCTATCTCTGTGTACGAGCCGTTAATTGTAACCAGCCCGAGTTCTAATGCGCTTGAAAAAGTAGTCACTAATCCAGCAAAAGTGATTTGCCTATAAAATGCTTGAATCGTTGCAGACTCGTTTTTAAGCTTTGCTTCAGTCATGTCGGGAGCATCTAATAGGTCAGCTTTTTGCATTTCAAATATGTATCGGGCGTTCATATTAGCGTACAAGTTTAGAAACGACAATAGAGGCTCTATCTGGTCAGAGCGAGCCTCAGACTCTTGTCTTTCTTTTTCGTCACCCTCTGGGCTTACTGGAGTAAGATCAAAAACTTTAGTGTGCTTGTTTGGCTCATCTACATTCATGTCGTACATGTACCAACGAAAAAGTGTAGTCAGTGGAATTTTATCCATGACGTATTCGACCCCTTGCTCTGAATCGTCGCCTTCGTCTGAAGGCCCTTTAGAGAACGGCCACATTACTTTGCCTCGCCCCATCTATCTACTACCTTTACGTCTGCAATCAACGGTACTTTTAGCACTTGGATGTCCTCCATCGCTTCGCGCAGCGCTTCTGCTGCTTGATCAGCGGTCTCTGCTGGAGTGGTGAGTACCAACTCATCGTGGACCGTAAGAATAATCTTAGTACCTTTTGGAATCATTTTGTGCGCACGGACCATGGCTATCTTGATGATGTCTGCAGCACTGCCCTGAATCTTGGTGTTGAACGCTTGGCGCTCTGCACCGGCCCTGAACCCGTTATCCCTAGACAGGATCTCTGGTAAATAACGGCGGCGTCCTGTGATGGTCTTGATGTGTGGGACAGGCTTACCTTGACGAGTTGCGCCTAGTACCTTTGCTCGGTATTTAGATATTGAGCTAAACTCATGCGCAAATCGGTCCAGTAGGTCCTTAGCCTCAGTCTTAGTACACCCGATGCTTGCGGCAATTTTGTCTGGGCCAACCCCATAAGCCATTGCCAGGACAAGCACCTTGCCAGCCTTGCGATCTACGCCCATAGTCTCACCCACGGTGGTGTAGATGTCTTTACCGTTTAGATAGTTGTCCATCATAATTGGGTCTTCTGAGAACGAGGCGATAACGCGAGGCTCAATCTGCGAGTAGTCGGCGACCACTAGCTTGTGACCTGGAGGGGCTACGAACAAGTTACGAATCGCTTTACCGTGAGGCGTGTGCGGAGCAGGGACGTTCTGTAGGTTAGGGTTTCGGCTAGAGAAGCGTCCGGTCTCAGCACCGATCTGAATAAAGTCACCGTGGAGTCGCCCATTAATCAGCATGGTCTCTTTGGTCTCAGTTCGGGTCTTTCCCGCTGTAGTTCTCTCGATGTCGCCGCCTAGGTATGGGATAACGTAGGTAGACAAAAGTTTGTTGTAATCTGCGTATTCCAGAAGTGCGGTTACCAACGGGTCTTTGTCACGATAGGGCTCCAGTGCCTCAGCTGACACAGAGTAGTCGGAGGATGATAGGTCTACGTTGTCTCGGTCTTTCTGGTTACCCTTTGGGGTAAGGACCTTAGCCTTTAGTCCGCGACCGCCGTCTTCTTTAGCCCCATACAGTAGGGCTTGCTTTTCTTGGTTAGAGTTAATGTTAAACTCACGCCCAGCAGCCCTGTAGATGTTGCCCTTGGCTTCTTCTACCTTTGCCTCTAGGTCTTCCTTGAGTTGCTTGAGAGACTCGATGTCAATCGTTGCGCCGGTAAGCTTCATGTCGCAAAGCACACCTAGCACATCCATCTCAAGTGACATAACTCGGTCAAGATCAGCAACCTGTAGCTTTGGCACTAAGGACTTCCATAGCAAGAACGTGTATTTAGAGTCTAGGTAAGCGTACTTGGCTACAGTGTCAAAGTCGTAGACCTCAACTTCCTTACCAACGCCCTTTTCCATTTCGTAACCAAACTCGCGCTTAAGACAGTCTGCAAGTCCGCACTTGTTCTTGTTTCTGTTGTCTACTACAAATGAGGCAACCATGGTGTCGAAGTAGGGTGCGGTAGGTATGCGACCGGCGTAGTACTTAGAGATAGACGTGACATCAAACACAAGGTTGTGACCAATAGTTAAAATCTGTTCGTTGAACATGAGAGGCTCTAGGGCCTTAAAGACTTCAGCTGGGTAAAGCTGTTGGGGGGCAGGACCAAAAACCTTAGTGGCTTTCTTGCTGTCTCGGCTGTAGTCGCTAGGGCGCAGTGGCAGCCCTTTTTGCTTTCTTATTTCACCCTGGCCGGTGAGCGGAAATACCTCTTCTACAAAATCACCATTAGGGTGACCCATAGGGATAACATCGCATCGGCCATGTGTGGCTAGTGTGATCCATAAGACCTCGTTCACCGGGGTCATGCCTCGGCGTGGTCCTACGGTCTCTACGTCAAACGCAAACGCGTCTTGAGTTAGGTAGTGGTCTACCATCTCGGATAGTTGTTCAGCAGTGGTGATGATATTCATTTTGGCATCCTGGCATTGACGCAAAAGGCGGGGGAGGTTAGTCCCCCGCCAATCGCTGGGTTATCTAGATAAGCGAGTCCGCGATCTCGTCAAGTTCCTCTAGCGAGTGTTCCTTGATGAGTCCGCGAGTGTAAACCTCTGAAGAAGAGACTACTGAGGCAGCCTTTTCCTGGCTGATGCTCCAGTCTTCGTCGAGGTCGCGCTCCTTGATAGGAGTTACCGTGTAAGTGGTCTGTGGACCCTTACCGAGGCGCACAATCGCCCAGTAGCCCTTGGTAAGCGGGCCCTGTGGTGAGTAGTGAGCTGCGTGCAAAGCCTGGTAAAGGCGTGCACCTGAGATGAGCATCTGACGCTGCATTCCCTCTGGTGAGTTGAGGGTAACAACGGTGAATGCGCGCTTGTTCTCCGGGCGGTCCTGGAGCTTAACGCATAGTGGGCAATCAGCACCGATGCAGACGTACGAGCGCTTACCGCTTGTCTTCTGCTTTAGGAAGTGCTGCTTGTAGATGGCGAATGGGCCACTCTCGTCCAGGAATTTAAAAACCTGGTGCTTGTTCTCTTCGAACTTTACCTCAGTTGGGTAATCGCTCGTAGTGGTAATGCTGTCCGCGGCATCCCAGCCCGAAAGGACTGAGGTCGATGTAGCAGTGTTCTGCTCTGGACGGTTGTCAATGTCGTCGGCAACGTAGCTGGCGGCATCTGGGGCATTTTGCTGTACTGGCATGTTTTTCCTTAATTAGTTGTTTGCATTTCTTTTGCGCGGATAGTTTCCCACGCCTCGGCGATCTTGTCAACAAGATTCCGGTGTATAGACCAGTCTACACGATCTGTGTCCATAAGTCCAGCGTTAGCAAAAATCACTACCGCGGCCTCCACCATAGCCTTGCTGTACAAGCGCCTCCCAGCATACTCCTTACCATTGGCTCCCTGCTTGGAGGGGAGTCGGTAAGGAGATGATGGAAGTATTCCTTTGTCCAACCATTGCCTCATGGTTTTGGTTGAACGTCCTAGGGCCTTAGCTAAAGAGCCTAGTGTATACATTTGAAGTTGTCTACCATTTGGCAAAGTTTTTTCAAAGTATGTGTCTTCCCAGCTAGTTACAACTGGTGCTTTAGGTGCGACAGGTTCACGGCGCTTACGCTTGCTGTTTGGATAGAACTTATCCAAGTCAGCGAATGTTTCGTCAAAAAAGTCTGATGCCATGGTGAACCTGTTACTTATCTTTTAAAAACTCGGAGTCAATGAACCGGCGAAGATCTGACAGCGCTATGTCCCCGCGCATGGGCGGGTCAACCATCATATCGCTGATTTTGTCAAGCACTTTTTGGATGGTTTCAGATTTGCCGTCTTTAAGACCTGCGTCATAAGCAATAATGCTCACTTGTTTTCTCCCTCACAATTAAGTATGGCTTCTTCTTCCGTAGAGTACTTATCCCAGCAGCTATCTACTTTTCCGACCCCAGCAAAAAAGAAACCATAAACTAGGGTGCCAATCATAACAAGAAAAATAGCCACAAAAACAAGTATCTCTTGCTTAGTTATGTCTTCGTTCATTTCTTGTCTGCCTCTAGAAGCGCGAGCACGTCTGCTTTGTAACAGATGTCATCAAACGAGTCGACATTAAGCTTAGATACTGCATTGTGGATTCGCACACGTTCTGCCTGTGCTCCTAATGCAAGTATCTCTTCAACGGCCGGAGACGGGTTATTTATGTCTACCCGCATTTCTTCTTTAAGTATCTCTAGAGGGTTAAACTTTGCAAAAATTTCTGAAAATGATTTGCTCATACCGGCTCCTCTGTTTCAACAGGGAAAACGTTAAGCGCCTGAATTAGGTGAGTGCATATCTCCACCATGTCGGTGTCGTACAT